ATTTTCTCTGCATCGCTGTGTTTGAGCCATCTATCAAGAAACGGCTGACCACCGCTACCGGCTTGCATATTAAATTCAATTTTACTATTATCAATCTCTTCTTTGGTGAGATTCAAAACACTATTCAATAACAACTCCACAGGCACACCTCACTATTGTTTTTTATGGCTTTCAATCCACTTCAAAAGATACGGTCTATCATTATTGGCACCCTTTTTCTCAAACCACTCGCAGCACATTCGATAGCGAGTGCCATTGATTTCTATCGGCTTAGCATAATAATGAAGTGGTGTTTCTGCCTCGGTTGCCAGCTTTAAAAGCGGATACTGTAAATCAAAATGCTGCTTGCTATATTCTGCAGTCTGCATTGCAGCAATTTCCTCATCTGAAGCACAACCATCACACAGCATTCTTCCCAGCACTTTCTGAGCAAGCTGTCCAATTTTCAATTCTTGATATACATCCGCATCTGTATAATCATATTCCAAATGCTTTAATTTGGGAGTAGATGTGGTGTTTCTTATTGTTCTGGCTGTGGTTCTCACATCGGAGAACATTTTATACATCTGATAACTGCGTAAAAAAAGTTCAGAGGTATCTGCCACACCATCACTTACCAGCAGAATAGGTTTCAAAACCAGGTCATTGTACTCTTCGTTGGCAATGACGCGGAAAGTAAAATCATAGCCATTGTCGGCAAACAGCAAGTTAAGTTCTTCCACACAAGGGATCAGATCGGAAAGCACAGACAAATTTATTTTCGGGGATGCAAAAATAATCTCTGCCTCCTTGGTAGATAAGTACCCGTGCAGGCAAAATGCTGTTCTTGCGCATTTCTCAAGCACTTTCATTACCGTGATATCACGATTGCCGTAGTTAAGGCCCGCCTCATGGAACGCAACGTCTACAGCATAATATGTAGTCTCATCGGGCTGAATGGATATTCCCAGCACATCACATTCGCCCTGCTGCAGTAGCTGGGACAATGATGTATTCTGCTTGAAAATAGAATAGTTATGTTTCTCCGAATAATGTTTATCCACCAGTGCCATCAGTTTTTCAAGTGTATCTGCATCAGATAGTTGCCACTGCGAGGACACCTTCCAATTTGTTTGTACTATTTGACACTCTTTTACATGACGCAGCCAAGAATAAAAGAGTGATTCACCCATTTCTATTTTCATACTCGTTCTCCTAAAATGAATTTATTAGTCTCTCTTTACATATTTCAATTCAATATCGTATCCCAGTGATTCCAGCATCTGAATGAAAGTTTTATTCACAATATTTTCTTTATTCTTAATAAGCCGATTCACGTAGGACGGAGTGGTGCCAATATTCTCTGCCAGCTTCGCTTGAGTGGTATCGGCTTCTATGCATTTTACCTTTACATCGACTTCAATATTGTTCTTCAGCATTAACTTCCACCTCATCTTTCTCATTTTGAAATAAATTGCACTAATAGTGTAATTTATTATAGCATGAATTTTGTAATTAATCAATCCCACAACAAAAAAGGCAATCAGCCGTAGCCGAGTGCCTTTCCTGCCTGTGTATCTGTTATGCCTGTATCTCCGTGCCGTCCCTGAAGGTGACCGTGATTTCCTTGTCCCTGCCCACCGTGATGAACTCTACCATGCCGCCCCAAAGGCTGCCGTCAAAGTCGCTGATGGTGCCGTCCTGGCTTTTAAGCACCTTGATGAAGTTTGCCAGCCGTTCGCTCTGCGCTTCCTTTGCGGAGATGGCGGCCACCATATCATCGTAACGGGCTTTAATCGCGTCATACCGCTGAACAAGCCCATCATATCGTTTCTGATACTCATCCTGATCCTGCGCAATACGAGCGTTCTCTGCCACGATGTTCTGTGTCATTTCTACAAGCACAGACATCTCGTCCTCCAGCCTGACCTTTTCTTCACGAAGAGCCTCGGTCCCACAGAGAGTCATGCGAATGATTTCCGCATTAGCGATGATTTCCCTCTTCTCCGTCACAAGTTTATTGTATGCTGAAACGAATGCAGTTTTAACCTCATCCTCAGTGACATGAAGAGTCTGACACTTCTCACCATTGTATTTGCGGTTGCAGCGGTAGATGACTTTGCGGTAGCGGTCTGTGGAATGCCAGGTTTTCGCTCCGTACCAGCCGCCGCAGTCGGCACATCTAATTTTGTTGGAGAAGATACTCACTCCACTGTACCGAGTGCCGCCCTTGGTGCGTTTTGCAATCTCTGCCTGCACCATGTCGAACACCGCAGGACTGATGATTGCCTCGTGGTTTCCCTCCACATAGTACTGAGGAACTTCTCCTTCATTCTTTTTCATCTTTTTCTCAAGAAAATCTACCGTGAACTCCTTCTGCAAAAGTGCATCTCCTTTATACTTCTCATTTGAGAGCATCCGGCGCACCGTCTGTTGATTCCACACATCCTTGCCTGTAGGAGTCTTTATACCACGGCGCGTCAGTTCCGCGGCTATGGAGTGTGGCGTCATACCCTCAAGGAACAGGCGGAAAATCAGACGCACGATTTCTGCTTGTTCGGGATTAACTACAATTTTGCCTGTCTCATTATCCTTATCCAGACCAAGGAAGCGACTGTAAGCAAAGCTGACCTTGCCGTCCGCCATGCGCTTGCGCTGTCCCCAGGTAACATTCTCAGAAATGGAACGGCTCTCTTCCTGGGCAAGACTCGACATGATAGTGATGAGCAACTCGCCCTTGGAATCCAGCGTCCATATGTTTTCCTTTTCAAAATATATCTCAATGCCCTCATCCTTCAGTTTTCGCACCGTGGTAAGGCTGTCAACCGTATTTCGAGCAAATCTACTCACGCTCTTTGTCACTATGAGATCAATTTTTCCGGCAAGAGCATCGGCAATCATCGTCTTAAAGCCTTCGCGCTTTTTTGTATTTGTTGCCGAGATGCCCTCATCCGTGTATATGGCAACGAACTCCCAGTCATCACGGCTTTTGATGTAATTTGTGTAGTAATCAACCTGTGCTTCATAGCTTGTGGTCTGGTCTTCGTTGTCGGTCGAAACGCGGGCATATCCTGCAACACGGCGCTTCTTTGTGCTATTGATTGGTGCAGCTGTGTACCGGTTGATGATAGCCGGAATAGCCGTTACTTTTCTTTGCGCCATGCTTTACCACGCTCCTTTCGTAATTGTTTCATGTGTTCGCTCATTTGCTGCCGTACTTCCGGTGTGTATCTGCCCTTCATGGATTCTTTGAACTTCGCTCTCTGCTCATCCGTCCACGGTCTTCCAATTCGTTTGGGTTGTTCCCATGTGCGTTTAACCGTCCTTCCGTCCTTGTAATAGAAAACCATCTCCGATGTGGAAAGCACATCAATGTGGTCTATCTGCCTATCGAATTCGCTATCGCTAAATTCTGTAGTCCCAATTGTTTCTGATATGAATGGCTTAAGCAAATCCTCCCGGAAGCCAATTGTACCGCAGCCGTTATGCTCGGCGCATCGCCAGTAATAAGCCTTTCCGCTCTCCGAGGTAGCTGACTGTTGTGACGCCTTGCGGAAATTGCATCCGCATTGCGCACACTTGATTCTGCCAGTCATGACAGAAGAGCCTTTACAATTCGGTTTTTTCCTGCGCTTTTCAGAAGTCTTGGCTCTATACTCAGCCGTCCAGCAATCCTGGTGTCCTGTGTTCGGACAGTCCTTCGTAATGACCTCGCCATTTTTCAAATGGAATTCAAGCACATACCGCTTCGGCACATTGATGTAGTCCACCTTGTCGAGAAAAGCGTCCTCATCGAACTCATCCAGTCCGAGAACCTCGGAACACGCTTTTTTCAGATTCTCATGATTGATACTACCGCCGACAGTACATCTGCCACCTTTTTTCTTTCTTGATCCGCAAGACCAATATTCCATAATGCCTCTGTCCGTGCGCTTGTTATGGGCGTAACTTATACCGCAATCCGGACATTTCAGCATTCCGGAAAAGCAGGTGAGGTTCAGGCTTTTATTCGCCCTCGGTCCCAGTTCTTTACGTCTTGCAATCTCTGCCTGCACATAATCAAAAGTAGCTTTGTCAATGATGGCAGGATGTGTATCCTCAACATAATACTGTGAAAGTTGTCCTTTGTTCTTTATCCGCTTTTTTGAAATAGGATCGGATACGAACTCCTTTTGCAGGAGGAGGTTGCCCGTATAAGTTATGTTCGTGAGAACTACCTTGATGTTGGAATCCACCCAACGAAAGCCCTCTCTCGTAGTAATGCCCTCTGCGGCAAACTCCCGTTCCGTTTCCAATCTTGACTTGCCGTCAAGGAAGTTCTGGAAAATGCGCCGCACAATTTCCGCTTCCTCCGGCACGATAACCAATTCATCGCCCTCCCAGCGATAGCCGTACACCCGGAAGTGTCCGTTTGGTATGCCTTTCTCAAACCGCTTTCTGATACCCCATTTACAGTTATCCGAAAGACTACGGCTTTCTTCTTGTGCGAAGGACGCGAGGATGGTTAGCATCAACTCACCGTCACCGCTCATGGAATTTATGTGTTCCTTCTCGAACCGCACCTCCACGCCGATACCCTTCAAGTGCCGTACCGTTTCCAGCAAATCCACCGTGTTCCTGGCGAACCGCTGAATCGATTTTGTGAGGATGATGTCGATTTCGCCGTTTTCAGCAGCTTCGATCATGCGCCTAAACTCATCACGCTTAGCTATCCCCGTACCGCTTATTCCATCGTCCGCGAACACGCCTGCGTACTGCCAGTCAGGATTCTTCTGTATCAGGGAACTGTAGTAGCTGATCTGTGCGGAGAGGGAATGGTTCATGCGTTCCGATTCCATTGAAATGCGGGCATAGGCAGCGACCTTCTTCTTCGTTTTTATGGTCGGCACTGTCTGATCGACCCTTGTAATTTTTGCCATGAAATCACTCCTTTCCGACACTATACATCACTCTTTACGCCTCAGAAGTCAACGATATATCAGAAAATAATGTGCCGAAAACAGGCTTGTATTTCTCAAGAAAGATTGTATCAATCTGACGATACTCTACCTCCGAAATAATACCCTCAATGAGCATCTTCCTGGCAAGGTGCATGGTGGTCTGATAGAGCTTTTCGTTTCTTAATTCCTCCTTACTCATTGCAGTCACCGCCCTTGAACCTGTCGGCAATGTAGCATTCATGACTGCAATACTTCCTGCGCTTATCGCCGTAGATGTAGAACTCCTTACCGCAGTGCGGACATCTGAAATCATAGAACGCCTTGCGCTTTACTCGTTCAAGATGGCTGTTCCACCATGCGTTGCGGCACTTATCACAGCAAAAACGTTTTTTCTTTCGCTTTGCAATCTGCTGAATCTCGCGACCGCAGTTCTCGCAGCAGGTTGATTCTCCTGTGAGCTGCACGGAAGGCTCAACAGCGGAAGTCCCGTTGATGTCATTCCTTCGGCAGAAAGATTTCACTGTGTTCAGCGATATACCAAGTGCCTGTGCAATTTTGCCGTAGCCGTTCCCGGCGGCGCGCAGTTTTATTATTTGTGATTTCTGATTATCGGTCATAACCCTTCGGCTCCTTCCGAGGGATAGGTTTTTTATTATCTCCCTCACTCACTACCGAAGAATTCAACCCCCATCGTTATGGCTCACAAAAAAACGGTCTGCAGGCTCACAGAAGAGATACCCACAGACCGTTCCGTTTCAGATAATCCTTTATTTTCAACGCTTGGAACACAAAGAACACGAAAAAGCTATTTTTACACATTTTTCATTCACAAGATTTGGGGTTATAAAAAATGTGTATTATATACGAGAAGATAGGAATTTGCTGTTCCTACGTGTTCTCGTGTTCCGGTTTATTCTTTGGCGATGCAATTCAAGCAAAAATAGCAAAAAAATAATGCCGATTAAAGG